CATGATGGCAAGGAAATATTTTCACGGCGTGGACATGGAAATGAACTATGCCAGGGCGCTGCTGCAGGAAAATGACCCGAAGAAAAAAGAAAAGCTGGTGCTGAAGAAGAATTTCAAGGCCTATGTGATGAAGCTGGACAGGATACTGAAGAAGGAAATGATCGTGGTGGACGGCGATATGGTGCAGTGGAAAATCATCAGCATCAGAGGGCGAAATGCAGAGAAAAAGACCTTTCTGCTGGACAAGGTGGACGGCGTAGGGACGAAGGAATGTGACATGACTGAGATCTTCCCGCTGGATATTTTTGAGGCAGCACAGGCGGCGCTGGAGAACCAGCGGGCGGCCGGCATGACAGACAGAAAGGCAGAGGCACGCCCGGCGTGGTTTGACATTGCGGAGAAGGTAAAGAGAAAGACCGGACTGAAGGAAAACTGAGGAGGTTTATCTATGAGACATACATATTACACATGCGACAAGTGCGGAAAAGTGCTGCAGAAAAAGGGGGTAACGGTTGCGTTTTTCCCTATCTGCGACAAAGGGGCAGGATTTCTGCCGGTTGAGGAATCTATGGATGCATCTTTCAGAGAGGATCTGGAGCTGTGTGAGGAATGCTGCAACAGGGTATTTGGTGAAGTATACAGCGAAAAAGAATAAGTAAGATGCGGCGCCATTCATTTTTCAGGGCAGGAGGACTTCAAAAAAGAAAGGATGTGACAAGCACCTCCTGAAATCAAGACAGATCCATAATAGACACTTAACCAAAACAAAACGCTTCCTGCCCTGGCAAATGGGCGGCGCTGAGAAAAGGAGAAAACTATGGCAAAGGAAAGAGACAGAATGAGGGCAGAGAACCGGTACATGAGACGGGTGATCTGCAGGCTGAGAAGAATGATACAGAATCTGCTCAGATGCAACAGCGAGCTGGGGATGCTCTGGAATGATGAAACAAGAAAGAACCTTCAGCTGAAGAAAGAGAAAGAAGATCTGGAGGCGAGGATCATAGGGCTTCGGTTTGTTTGTTTTTATTCCAACGCGGAACAGTATGGCCTTGGCGAAGAAGGACTGGAGTTGCTGAAAAATGAACGCATGAAGAAAGCTGCAAAAGAAATTGCGGATGAGCTGATCCGCATGAAAATGATCACTGTACAGAGGACGGAAAGTCGGGAACTGGATGGGTATAAGCTTAGTTATGGAATAGAGTTTTTGACGCCGAAGGAGGAAGAATGATGGGAAGAACAGAAATCTGTAAAAACTGCGGCCATAGGGCTGTTTGTAAAATGTACGATCCTATGGAACAGGATGCCTGCTGTGCACATTTTAAGATGGACACAAAAGAATTTGTACTGTTCGAGAGAGAGGACGGCAAATGGGACAGGAAAAAGGATCCTTATGGTGTTGTGGAAGTGATGACTGAGGGAGACTGGGAACGTCTGATGAAGATCATTGATGCCCGGAACTGGAAAAAGGCCGGAAAGGATCATCTGCCCAAGGAAGGCGAGCATGTGCTGGTGCTGGTGAACGGGAAACATGGCCAGATCAGATTTGTAAATGCGATGCTGCTTGCGTACTGGTACGAAAACGAGGGCTGGATCATTGAAGGATATGAAACAGCCGCAGGGCTGAGAGTGGACTGGTGGGCGGAAACGCCAGCGCTGCCGATGGAGGTGGAATGATGGAAAAGAGGATTTACTATGGCGTAGATCTGAATAGAAACTATGCAGATCTGATCAGAATGGCATCTAATTCGACAGAACTTGAACAGCTGATGATCAGCAGGCAGTTCAAGCTTGGTTGTTTGGCAAGGGAAAAAGGTTTCTTTACTGTAGGCGACGTAGTTGTTGACCGTGAATGCCAGGGCTGGGTGCTTAATAAAATCGAGGGGGACAGGATTGAAGAAGTACGCCTGCATGTATCAGATGAGGATGGAAACAAGGCTGTGTTTGATGCTATCGATGTGGTGAGGATTGAAGAAGTTGAGCTGGATTCTTGTTTTATTGCATTGCAGTTTGCGATCTCTGCAGCAGTAGGCATAGACAAAGAGGCGCCGCAGATCAAGAGACCCTACTGGTTTGATGTTGTTGATAAGGTAAAACAGATGGAACGGGACGGCTGGGATACTAGGAACATGAAGGCGGTGGAAGAATGAGGGAGATTTTATTCAGAGGGAAAGATGTCAAAAGCAATAATATCTGGCGGAAAGGTTCCTTTGTGCTTGAAGCGGATCCAAAGCATGGCGACGGTTACTGCATCTGCTGGGCAGTTGATATGGGCGGAGAATATCCAATCATGAGAAGGGCGAGAGTGCTACCGGAGACGGTGAGCCAGTACATAGGCTTCGTTGACAGGTACAGAGATAAGATCTTTGAAGGCGATATTTTGAAATATGTGATTCCGGATCCTCCCCATGCTGATTCTGTAGGGTATGCGGAAGTGATCTGGGATAACGGATGGAAGCTGCAGTTCAAAGGACATGAACCGGAGGAAACGGATCAGGAGGATCTGAGCAAGTATACGGAAATCGTTGGGAACATCTGGGACACGCCGGAGCTGCTGGGGGTGAAAAGATGATAAACATTAGTTTTGACGATCCAAACATGGTTGAGAATTTCAAGGCGATTCAGGCTTTGAGAAAAACAGGGCTTTATACGGATGAGCAGCTACAGAAAATGTATGACGACCAGGTGAAAAAGGACAAGGAGGCAGAGGATGAACGAGAGATGGAAAACGGACGGGAACTGCAAGAAATGCAGGAGGGAGAAATACTGCAAGAAGCCCTGCACAGCGAAAAAGAGAAGAAAAGAGAGGCTGTTTCAGACGGCCGTGAAGGAGGTACTGGCGGGATGGATGGGCAGAAAGTGATCGAGCTGAATCCCTGTCCTTGCTGTGGTGCGGAGGCACATTTTGCGAAAGAAGCGTGGAGGCCAGAATTATTTCATTTTGAAATATATTTTTACATCACCTGCAGTAAATGCAGCCTCCGCACATATTCAAATTACAGATATTTTCTGGAGTTCGATATAAACGGAAATCTGAAAGCAAGGAAAGATGAGCGCCAGATGGCGGCTGATGTGTGGAACAGGAGAGCTGACGCTGGCAAGAAAAGCGCCATTACATTTTTTGCAGAATGAAATGACAAAGCCTTATGAGCTGAAGGAGGAGAAATGAGACTGAACGGACAATATCTGAAGAAATACAGCGGTTATACATACGACGATCTGCAGGACAGGATTGTGAAGGACTGGGAAAGCGTTTACAACAACTGCCGGATCATTTCGATCACGATGCAGAAGGATGTGGCCCTGGTGCATGCGCTGGTGGTATTTGAAGAGGTGAAAGGTGGGGGATTCGTTGAACGTTAATGAGGCAATGTACATAATTACTAGCAAAACTGAATTGTCAGAGAGACTTTGTGTTCTGGCCGAAGAGACTGCAGAAGCACACTTTGCTGCGGAAAAATATTGGATGGCCATTAAGCGAGATAAGAAAAGCAGAAGGATACTCGATAATGAGTTTTATCGCAAGGAATTGCTGCAGGAAATTGCTGATGTGCTTGTGGCGATGGAATCTATTTTTTCAAAAGAGATCATTATGGATATAAACAGAAATGCACAAGGAATGGAGAAGGACAAGAAGTGGAAAGACCTGAGGAATGTCAGATATGTTCTTCGCCAAATCCTGAACATGACAGAGTTTCTAAATGAAGCTGCTTTTAAGTCCAGACGCTTAATGGTTGAGAATAATCCTACTACATGGACAAAGAGCCATGCAGACGGAATGCTGGTTTTGTCATCAATGTCATTATGTGGTTTTGTTGGCAGGTTTATCAGAGATAATGAATGTGCCCTTTTTGAAAAGACGAAGGAAGAAAAGATGATTCGTTGGGCGAAGAGACTGACGGAAGGAGTTGAACGGGATGGCAACGTACAGCAAGATCCAGAGGAGCTTCTGGGAAACGGATGAGGCCAGGGACATGACGCCCGAGGAGAAATACTTCTGGCTTTACCTGCAGACGAATGCCAATGTGAACACCCTGGGCTGCTATCATTTCCGAATGAGAAAAGCCCAGGATGAGACCGGATACAACAGGGAGACCATTGAGAAGCTGCTGCAGAGGATGGTGGAGACCGGCCGGATCGTTTACAACAGGATCACAGGAGAGGTTTTTCTGCTGGGATGGGATAAGGTTTACTGGACGAGAGACACGACAGTGAAGAGATCTATTCAGAGAGATCTGAAGGAAGTGACGGATCCCGGACTGAAAAAGGCTATGGAAGGGCTGATCGAGCAGAGCGGCATTTTCAAAGAAAAAGACGGTAAAAGACAAAAGCAGACAGAGAAAGACAATCCAGACAATTTCAGTGAAGAAGAAGAAGAAGAAGAAGAAGAAGAAGAAGAAAAGAAAAGTGTAAAAGAAAAGCGCTCCAAGCGCATTTTCACACCACCCACGCTGCAGGAGGTGGAAGCCTACTGCAGGGAAAGGCGGAACCGGGTGGATCCTTCGAGATTCGTTGACTTCTACGAGGCGAAGGGCTGGATGGTCGGCAAAAACAGGATGAAAGACTGGAAGGCTGCAGTCAGAACATGGGAACGGCAGGACGCAGAGACGGCGGGGCAGAAGGGTGCCCCTGCCCAAGGTGCGGCGGCCGGGAACAATGATCTGTCGAGAAGGCTGGAAAGAATGGAGAAGTCTCACAGCCAAGCTGTGACCGCTAACCCTTCGCCCATTCCCTCACTGACACAGTCTGACGACTATGGCGGCATTCGGTCAAAACTGGGCGAAGGCCGCTGACGGGGGTGCATGACATGGACGAGATGAGACTTTTATACAGCGAGGAGACGGAAAAAAGCGCACTAGGCTGCATGTTTCTGGATCAGGATGCTGCAATGCTGGGCAAGGGCAGCCTGGTGGCAGATGACTTTTACATACCGCTGTATCGCGGGGTTTTTGAGGCAATGCAGAACTGTGAAGTGGTGGACGTGGTGACGGTATGGAACGAGCTGCAGAGAGCGGGACAGAGTGAGCGGATCGGGCTGGAATGGCTGGCGAAGATCAGCGGAAGTGTGGCGACCAGCGTGAACCTGAAGCACTACATCGATGAGCTGCAGAGGCTTGCCTGTTACCGCAGAAGGGTGCGGGACTGCGACGAAATGAAAATGGCCGCCCTGAAGCAGGACGACAGCACGATCAGCAGTGTTCTGGCCAGGATGCAGTCGGACGGATATGGCAGCGACGAGATAGAAACGCTGGCAGAAGGGACGGCTGCAAGACTGAGCAAGCTGGCTGAGATCCGCGACAGCGGAAGGCGGCTGGTGGGGCTGACTACCGGATTTACAGATCTGGACTATGCCCTGGGAGGTTTGAGGGACAGCGATTTTGATGTGCTGGCAGCAAGGCCTTCCATGGGGAAGAGTGCCCTGGCACTGGACATTGCAAGAAATGCCCAGAAAAGCCTGCAGGGTGAAAACGAAAGAGTGGCCATATTCAGTCTGGAAATGAGCAAGGAAGCCCTGGGGTTGAGGGGATACACGGCGGAATATCTGATCGACAACGACAGATTTTCCGTGGGCACCAACGATGCAGCATGGATGCGGACGCTGGAGGACGTGGCCAGAAACAGCGACGCCTTTGAAAAAGGCGTAGGCAGGATCCTGATCCACGACGAGAGCGGCATGACCATGGAGAAGATCAGAGCAAAGTGCCACCGATGGAAAACACGGGGCATTGATCTTAGGCTGATCATTATCGATTATCTGCAGCTGATCCAGGGCAAGGGCGAAAACAGGACAAGGGAGATCGGCGAGATTTCGAGAGGACTGAAGCAGCTGGCCAAAAACCTGAACTGCCCGGTGCTGGCACTGAGCCAGCTGAGCCGAAAATGCGAAGAGAGGGCAAACAAGAGACCGATGCTTTCGGACCTGCGAGAGAGCGGCGACATCGAACAGGATGCGGACGTGGTGCTGCTGCTTTACAGGGAGGAATATTATTTCCCGGACTGCGAACACCAGGGCGAGGCGGAAGTGATCATTGGGAAACAGAGAGAAGGCCCGACGGGTACTATTCGGCTGAGATGGCTGAACAGAAGCACCACATTTCGGAGCCTGGAGAAATTCAAGAAAACAGATGAGGAGGCGCCTGAGGGATGGGATTGAGTGACACTGTAAAAGATCTGCAGAAAAAGGCAGAATCGAAGGGGCTGCAGCTGCTGAAGGAAATGAGGCGGTTTACCGCCCTGCATACAGCGGATGCCATGGAAAAAGATTACGCAAGAATATTGAAAGTGTATGATTCCCCGAAGGGCTTTACTGCAGACGGACAGAGATGGATCTGCAGAGAAATGGCAGAGCATAACAGGACCGGCAGACTGCGGAAGGTCTACGAAGAAACCCTGCAGGGGGCAGCCAGAGCGGAGCGCAGGGAAAAAGGCGGCGGAGAAGCCCTGGTGGCAAGGCACTGGGATGAGCTGCAAAATGCCCTTGCTGGTATAGAAAAAATGTATCAGGAAGAAAAGAAATGGCAGCTGGAGATTGAAGGCTGACGAATGGAAAAGGAGCGTGAAAAGGTTGGGGATTTCGTATAAACAGATGAAAAATCTGTTGGCACAGGCAGGGGAAACACAGGATTTTGTGAAATGGTGGAAGCAGCAGAACGATGCGCTGCAGAAGAGTATCGATGATATTTCCATCAGCCCTCCGCAGCTGGACGGTGTGGGCGGCCGGAGCGGTATCAGTGACACGGTGGCCAGGGAAGTGATCAACAGGGAGAAGCTGAAAGAAAGCCTGGCACTGAATGAAAGAGCCATCAGAGACCGGTTGAATCTGCACTCGAAGCTGAGCCTTCTGATGGCGGAGGCGCTGACGAAGGATGAGCGGGCTGTGATCAAGGCGAAGCACTGGGATCAGAAGCACTGGTGGAAGGTGGAAAAGGAAACGAAGCTGAGCCGCACCAGCTGCTACCGGCTGGAGCAGAAGGGCATGAAGAAGCTGCAGAAGGCATGGGATGAAAGGGACGAAAAGGGCAGAGGCTGAAAGGTCTTTGCTTTTTTTATTGAAACACTTTGAAACACTTTGGAACACTTTGGAACACTCTGGAACGTTTTGAAACAAAATTTCTGCTAGAATGATAGTGTGCTTCTCTGGCCATAGGGGAAGCAATGTTTCACAATATCCTCCTTTCCAGGGAGGCGGCTGGCCGGAAACGGCAGTCGCCTTCTTCTGCATGGGTGGTATGCATAAAGGACCATGAAAATGGCGTTTTTTATGCAAAATGACGGTGTTTTATGGGGTTTATTTTACTTAATGGGGAAATGTTAAGAAGAGCCCCGGAAGGAAAAGAACCTACCTTATAATGCCGGAAAAACAAATATTTAACACAATCTTATGAAATGTTAAATTGAAAAGAGGCGCGAGAGATGCTCGAAAACGTTGATTTTTCGGGGTTTTTCGTGCCTTTTGCATTTATGCGGAAAAATGCAGGAGGAAATTTATACAAAAATTTTCCGGCACTGATGCCCAAAAAGTGCCGAAAAAAGCGGAGGTGAGGACTTGGCATCTAAGAACGAGGAGAAGCTTCTGCAAAACCTGGAAATGCTGAAAGACTGGGCTTCCGTGGGCATTTCTCAGAAGGAAATGGCAAGGCGAATCGAGATGAGCTATTCCGATTTTCGTGCCTGGAGAGACAAAATTCCGGCACTTTCGGCACTTTTTGAAAAAACGCCGGAAGAAAAAAAGAAGGCGAAGGCAAAAAGGGCTGAGATCGTGGAGGAAAGCCTCTATGACAGATGCAACGGCTACAACGCCAGAGTGAAGAAATTCATCAAGGTGAAGAAGGCCGTGAGAGATGATGACGGCCATCTGATCTTTGAGAAGGGCAAGGTCGTGATGGAGGAAGAACTGGTGGAAGTGGAAGAAGAGCAGCATGTGCCCGGTGACGTTGGCGCACAGAAATTCTATCTGATGAACCAGGCGAAGAAGAACTGGAAGAGTGACCCTGAAAAACTGGCCAACGATAAGCAGCGTGTGAAGAATGACACGAAGCGCACACAGATCGCAGAACAGAACGCCGGCGGCCAGACCATCACCGGCAAGACGGTGGAAGAGCTGCTGGCAGAGATGGAAGCTGAGGCTGGTGGTCTGAATGTATAAGACACTGCGCGTGACAAGGCTTTACATCGAAAAGTATCTGAAGATCAGAACCAAGGAAGGGACGATCGTGCCATTCAAAATGAACCGAGCGCAGATCAGACTGATGCAGCTGGTGGACGATCTGGAAAAGGCAGGAAAGCCTGTCCGGATCCTGGTGCTGAAGGCCAGACAGATGGGCTTTTCCACCCTGACGGAAGGGATCATCTACAAAAAG